AAATTACAGCATCCTCCAGAGGTTGGTGATATATTTTTATTTCCATCTTGGCTAACGCATATGGTTTATCCTTTTAGAACTCCTAACGAAGAAAGAAGATCTGTATCATTTAATTTGCGTTTAGTGCCTAAAGATGCAACTTTTACCACGGATGAACATAAATAAAATACCAATGGTTCGAATTACTTGGCTTGATGCCAAAGATACTGAAACAGGGTGGTTGCCTATTAAAGATATTACAGATGCTCCGTTAGCCGTGTGCCAAGAAGTAAGATACATGGTTGTTAATAATGAAGACAAGATTGTTATCATGCGATCCTGGTGCGTAGATAAAGATGATAATCATGGGGGCGGTGCCATAGCAATACCACGTGGATGGGTAAGAAAGATAGAATATTTAAAGGTAGAGTATGCAACAAGATAAGTTAGCAGACATACATATTATTGAAGGAGGCGTTGGTAAACATTTACAGTTTACTTCGCTACTAGACGATCTAACTGTTTTAAAAAAAATTTGTATCATGTCAGGTTGGCCAGAACTTTTTAAACATGACAAACGAGTCGCTTTCTCTACACCTATAAACATACTACCTTTGCATGACCATGCACATACTTTCTTCAAAAACTATTTTAATATTTTTTACAATGAACCATACAAATCTAATTTTTTAAAAGGCGATTGTCATATTGTTGATTATTGGAGACAAATGTATGAACTACCAGATGATGATGACAAGCGACCAAACTTCCAAATTAATAAACAACGAGAGAAAACATTAGAACAAGATATTCTTAAATTAGGTAAGTTTATTTTAGTTCAATTCACAGGGGGACAAGGATTAAAAACAGATAATTACGATATAGAAAATGCAGGTAGAAACTATAAGAGTGGACAAGAGGTAGTAAATTTACTTAGAGAAGCATTGCCAGAAGTAAACATTATTGTTTTTGGTCACGACAATGAACAGGAACCTTTGTTGAATACAATGGCTTTTAATAACTTTGGTGGTAACCCAAAATTTGTAGACAAAATAGACTTCATGATACTTGCTAAGTATTGTGTGTCATTCATCACCATAGACAGTGCTTTGCAGCACATCTGTTCGAACAAAACATTTAATAAAAAAGGTGTGGTCCTTTGGGGCACCTCAAAACCAGAAATGTTTGGTTACAGTCAGAACATTAACTTAATTTCTGATTATCCTTATTGTGTTGAGATAGATCCTAAAAAAATAGTGGATGACTTTTTAAACCAAGATATGTCATGAAAAAAATATTTATTGGAACACCTTGTTATGGGGGCATGATTACAGCAGATTATTTTAAAAGCTGTATGCAACTGGTTGCTTTGGCAGCATCAAAAAAAATAGAAATTCAGTTTGGTACAATTGGTAATGAGTCTTTAATTACAAGGGCTAGAAATACTTTAGTTCAGTTATTTATGGACGGTGATTATACACATTTATTGTTTATTGATTCTGATATAGCTTTCAATCCTGAATCTGTTACTAGAATGTTAGAATATGACAAAGATGTTGTTACAGGTATTTATCCTAGAAAAACTATTGATTGGATAAAAGTAAAAAAAAGAATTAAAGAAAACCCAAATATATCAGAGGATGAACTACTTGCAGCATCTTTACAATATAATCTAAATGTAAAAGATCCTAATAACATATTGTTAGAAAAAGGGTTTATAGAGGTTATGGATGGTCCCACGGGTTTTATGTTAATTAAAAGAGATGTATTTGTAAGAATGTCAGAGGTTTATCCAGAATTAAAGTTTGTGCCTGATCAACATATTAATCAATCTCACGAAAAAGAATTTGATTATCACAAAACGTCTGATTGGAATTATACTTTTTTTGACACTATGATAGAACCACAAACAAAAAGATATCTATCAGAAGACTATGCTTTTTGTCGTTTATGGCAGAACATGGGTGGTAAAATATATGCTGATATCTTGAGTGGTATGACTCATTATGGTAATTATGCATTTAGAGGAAACGTATACACACAATTTAAAGGAGCAAAATGAATTACGAATATGCATCTGACAACATAATTATTTGCAAAAATTTTTTGCCAGATACCATGTTAGATTTAATTAAAATAGATTTGTTAAATAACAGAGTAAATTTTGATCTTCCTGTGTGGTCGGACAATACTAAAAATTTATTTAGTGAAAAGTGCGGAGGTTTAGATTATTGGATTGAGATTGACAAGCATATACCTCCAAATAATAAAGCGATATTAGGTCTAGAGAAATGGTTTTATCACCAAGGTTTATATTCTTATATAGATAATCATGGTAGGTTAAATTCGTTTCAATTTTTAAAAAAACAAAAAGAACACAAAATTCACGTAATATCTTATAATAATGGAGGATATTACAACTGGCATCAAGATTCTGAGCATTTTACATTTAATTTAGTTTTAACTGAGGGAGAGGAATTAAGTGGCGGAAACATGCTTTTTATGGATGAGGGCAGAATAGTAGAGGTCCCAAACCAAAACAATTTGATGATTCTTATGCCTTCGTTTATCCAACATTGTGTGACTCCTTTGCGTTCAAAAACAGGGAAAGATGTGTCTTTTCCTCAGCAAAGATTTAGTATACAATATTGGGTCAAATGCAATTAGTAGACCTTAAATTTAGACCAGGTATAGATAAACAAGACACTGCTTACTCAGCTGGTGATGAGCGTAAATATGTAGACTCTGATTTTGTTAGATTTCATTATGGTAAACCAGAAAGATGGGGTGGCTGGGTTAATCTTCCAAATCCTAACGTAACTGTAGTGGGCGCTGTTAGAGACACTCATTCATGGATAGGTTTGGACGGCACAAGGTATTTAGCTTTAGGAACAGATAGAAAGCTTTATATTTTTTCTGAGGGTAAAGTTTATGACATAACACCACTTAGGGAAACACAAGCTTTAACTAATCCATTTGCAACATCAAGTGGTTCTGCAACTGTAACTGTAACAGACTCTGGTCATAATGCTCAAGTGGGCGCTTTTGTGACGTTTGACAACGGGTCTGCCACAAACGTGGTTGATGGTATAGATTTTAATGCTGAGTTTGAAATACTTACAGTGCCTACAAACAACACTTTCACAATAAATGCAGGCACTAATGCCTCTGGAACTACGGCTGCTGGTGGAGGCTCAGTAACTGCCACATATCAAATAAATCCTGGACCAGTATCCTCAACATATGGTTATGGTTGGGGCACGGAAACTTGGGGAGCAAGCACTTGGGATGAACCAAGATCTTCTTCAAATGTAGTTGTCGCAGGAAGAAACTGGTCTCTAGATAATTTTGGTGAGGATTTAATAGCAACCGTTCTAGATGGGGGAACATTTGTTTGGGACACATCAGGAGGTTTAGGTGCTAGAGCAACAGCTTTGTCAAATGCCCCTACTGCCTCTAGATTTAGTATTGTCTCTACAGATACTAGACATTTATTAATTTTTGGAACAGAGACTACTATTGGTAATACAGCTACACAAGACGATTTATTATTTAGATTTTCAGACAGAGAAGATGCAACAGATTACACACCTGTTGCTACAAACGAAGCGGGATCTTTGAGAATAACAGATGGCTCCAGAATTGTTGGTGCCGTTAAATCAACAGGTCAGATACTGGTATGGACAGATACATCATTACACGGTATTCAATTTGTTGGCACACCATTTACATTTGGTCTTAGACAACTTGGTGCTAATGCTGGGTTAATAGCACAGCATGCAGCCATTGAGGTTAACGGTGTAGCTTACTGGATGTCAGACAACGCATTTTACCTTTTTGATGGTGTTGTTAAAAAAATGCCATGCTCAGTGCAAGATTACGTATTTGATGACCTAAATTACACAAACAAAAATGACATTGCTGTCGGTTTAAATACAGCTTTCAATGAGATAATTTGGTATTATCCTTCAGCTAACGCTACACAAATAGACAGAGCTGTTGCTTATAATTATTTAGAGGGGACTTGGTATACAATTAATTTAGCTAGAACAACATGGTTAGGTGCGTATGTGTATGAAAAACCAATTGCAACTGAATACAGCACATCTGCAACCGCTAATGCTACAACCATACTTGGTTTAACAGCTGGAGCATCTTCAATATTTGAACATGAATCTGGTAACAATCAAGCAGATGGCACTGCTATTACAGCTTTTTTAGAAACAGGATCTGTAGAAATAGCAGACGGTGATCAGCTAATGTCTGTTAATAAATTAGTACCTGACTTTGACAACTTAGCTAATACGATGACAGCTCAATTAACATTAGAGCAGTATCCACAATCCGCAGCTAATGTCCAAACAAGTGGCACTATAACGAGCACAACAGAAAAAATTAGTGTAAGAGGCAGAGGTAGAGCAGTAAAAATACGATATACAACTAATACAGTAGATGATACACCTTGGAGACTTGGATCACAAAAATTAGAAATGAGAGCGGACGGTAGAAGATAATGGCTAAAATAAATATTACTAGATTACCAAACGCAACAGAAGAATATGATGCTAGTCAGTTTGATCAAATGATCAGATTATTAGAACAAATAGTTTTTTTGTTAAATACAAACTTTCAACAAGACTTAAAAGAAGAAACAGAATCGGAGACATTTTTCCTTGGCTAATACATTTAAAAGCGCAATGGT